CGCATATTTTGCAGGGCATTAGATGAAGCAACAACCATATTATGAAGATGAGCATATTACGCTATATCACGGCGATTGCGCTGATATATTGCCGCATTTGCCACAGGTTGATCTAGTGCTTACCGATCCGCCGTATGGGATTAAAAGGTTTTCAAAAGGATTTGGGAATACTCGCTTCAAAGGTTATGGTGCTGAAAATAGTGGTATTTTATGGGATGTTGCGCCAGAGAGGAATGTATTAGATTTGCTATTGAACAAAGGTACTTGCTGTATCATTTGGGGAATGAACTATTTGGAACTTCCTCGAACCGAACATTTCTTGGTTTGGAGTAAACATCAGACGGTTGATAATTTTGCATCCGCAGAAGTTGCATGGACAAACATTAAACGCACAAAGGTATTTGATTTTTCTATACATTTACATAATAGACGTAAGTTTGGTGCGCATCCGACTGAGAAACCGGTTGAACTTATGAAGTGGTGCATTGAGTTAACAAAGGAAGCTGATTTGATCCTTGATCCGTTTGCGGGTAGTGGCACAACCTTGCGGGCGGCGAAAGATATGAATCGCCGTTGCATTGGTATTGAGCAGTCAAAAGAGTATTGCGATGTAATAGTTAAGCGAATGAAGCAACAGGTGTTAGCGTTTTAATATGAAGCAACAAGTCGTGTGGGCGCCTCAACCGGGAGCGCAACAAGCATACGTCGAGTGCCCATTACCGTTCATCGGGTTCGGCGGCGCTCGGGGCGGTGGTAAAACGGACGCAGTGCTGGGGCGGTTTGGCATCCGCGCTTGTGAAGACGGTAAGCGCAATATGGTGTTTTTTCGGAAAGAGTTGCCACAGGCGGATGACTTAATCGAGCGCGCAAAAGAGATATACATGCCGCTAGGCGCTGGTTATAACGGCATGAAGAACCAGTTTACTTTTCCCAGCGGTGCGCGCATACGGTTTCGACCGCTATTCAATGATGACGACGCGCAGAAGTATCAGGGGCAGAACTTGACGGACGCGGCGGTAGAAGAGGCGGGCAACTATCCCGATCCATCGCCAATAATGAAAATATTCGGATGTTTGCGCGGTAGCAAGACGCCGAACTTAACACTCACGTTCAACCCTGGGGGGAGTGGACATCATTGGCTAAAAGAGATGTTTATCAAGCAAGCGCCAAAGGGCATGGAAGTGCTGAAGATGAAACTACCGACGGGAACACAAGTGCCGTATGTTTACATCCCCAGTCGCATCCAGGACAACAAGAAGCTACTCGAAAAAGATCCGGGGTACATCGACCGCCTCCACCTAGTCGGTTCACCGGAGCTGGTGCGCGCTTGGTTAGAAGGCGACTTTGAGATACACGAAGGCAGTTACTTTCCCGAGTTTGGTCAACGCCATATCGTCAAGCCGTTTGCCGTACCGAAGCATTGGAATCGTTATCTCGGCTACGACTGGGGGTTTCGTTCGCCGTTTTGTGCGGTGTGGGGCGCTGTATCATCGGGCAAGGATGACGCTGGAAACGAGGTGCCGTACCCGAAAGGTGCTATCATCATTTACCGGGAGTTGTGGGGTAAGCAGGTTGAGAACACGGAACAGGCGCGGCGCATCGCTGAACTATCCGGGCGGGAGCAAGTGTTTACCGCGGCGGATACGGCGATCTTTAATGATCAGGGCGGTATATCAATCGGCGAGCAGATGAACAAGGTGTTAAGCGAGTACAAGCATCCTCCGCTACAACCAGCGGATAAGGATAGGCTTTCCGGGTGGTCACAGATACGCCAACGGCTCATGGCAAAACCTGCGATGCTATACTTTTTTTCGACTTGTCCGTATCTAATAGACAGCATACCGTCGTTACAGTACGATCCGAGAAAGCCGGAGGACTTGGACAGCACGGGCAATGATCACGGCGCGGACGCTGTACGATACCTCTGTAAAGCACGGATACTGGAGCCGACGTACAAGAAAGAGGTGGAGCCAATGCGGGGCGGTAGGATAGAGTTAGCACAGCTAATCAAGCAAGTTAAGCGAGATCGAAGGCGAGCCAAGATATGATGGACGATACGAACGAAACCCCGGGTATTCAAAAGTTTGACGCAAGGTATTGGAACGCGCAGATACAATCGGCAATTGACAGACATCAGCCGTTCTTCGACGCCGGGAAGGAATCAATCAAATTATACAAAGCAAAACACGAACTTACAGAAACCAAGCGCCGATTAAACATTTGGTGGTATTGCGTCAACACGCTTATGCCAGCGTATTATTCATCGACGCCGAAGGCACAGGTAAGGCTCCGCAAGCGCACCGGATCACTAGCAACAGAAGCCGGAGCGGTGATACTGGAGCGCAATGCGCAGTACGCACTAGATGAGTATTTCGATTTCGACCGGGTAGCACAGAACGCGACGTTACAGTACTTACTTACAGGCAGGGCGATATTATGGGCGCGGTATGAGCCGGAGTTTGAGTCCGAGATGCGCGAGTTTGATTTGTTTGCAACCGGCGACGGCGGCATCATCGACGCAGATCAACAGCCATTTGACACCGAGCAAGAGGGGTTGGAACTTACACCGGGCGAAAACGGCGTCATATCCGCTCGCATGGTTCTCGAGGTTAAGAGGGAGGACAAGGCGGTTCTCGAGTGCATCCAGTACGACGACTTCTTAACTAGCGACGCCCGAAACGAGTCAGAAATAGACTGGGTTGCTAGGCGTGCGTATCTTTCTCGGCAGAAGGCAACCGAGACGTTTGGCAGTGAAACAGCCGAGCGGCTATCTTACAATGCTTTTCCCGGCGACATGAAGCGTGCAAGCAAGCGCGAGGTTCATGCCTACGACGGTAAAGCAGAGTTGTGGGAGGTGTGGTGCAAGCGCTCGGAAAAAGTGTACTGGGTACAGCTAAACGGGGACAAAACGATACTGCAGGAAGGGGAAGCGCCGATTGATTTTGAAGGGTTCTTTCCGTGCGTTATGATCAACAGCTCAACCGATCCGGAGTCAGTTATACCGACCTCCGATTACATGCACGTCAAGGATCAGATACTTGAGGTTGAGCGACTAACAACACGGATCTTCTACACAATACAAGCGGTCAGAGCTAACGGTATATATGATGCAACGCTCGGCGATGAAGTCGAAGGGTTGCTAAACGATGACCTGAAAATGCTACCAGTGCAAAACGCTACCAGCCTTCGACAGCGCGGCGGGTTGGCAGGTGGCATCGAGTTTCTGAACGTCATGCCGTACGTCAACACGTTGCAGGTATTGCAAGATGCGCGGCAAAAAGCGATTGCACAATTGTTTGAAACGCTCAAAGTTAGCGACCTACTCCGTGGCGCAAGCGATCCACGCAAGACGGCAACGGCTAATAGACTTGAATCGTCGTGGTCATCGCTGGGGCTAATAGTACGGCAGAACGAGTACGCGAAGTTTATTGGCGATGGTATCGGTTTACTTACAACCATTATTGCCGAGCAGTTTGAGCCAGCGACCATATTTGAGATTGCGGACGCAGACAACTTTCTGGCTCCACAGCTACCCGATCCGATGATGCTGGATCAAGTTAAACAGCAGGTGTATCAAATAATTAGCGATGACGATGAGCGTTGCTACCGCATACAAGTAAGCTCCGACAGCATGATCGCGTTAGATCAAGCGCAAGAAAAGGCGGAAGGGTTGGAAATGCTACAAGTGGTCGGCAGTTTCTTCGACCAGATGAAAGCGATGATTGAGCAATATCCGCCGCTTGCAACGTTTTCAATGGCGATATTATCCAACTTGATCAGGCGGTTTAAGGGCGGTGAGGAAGTGGAAGGGTTGTTTCAAAACGCGCTCGGCACTATCACACAGATGGCGCAACAGCGTGAACAAGCCGCAAGTCAGCAACAGCAGCCCGATCCGGCGATGATGCAACTGCAGATGCAGATGCAAGTGGAGCAAATGAAAGCGGATCTCAAACGCTACGAGTTAGACAGTGATACGATGGTTGAGCGCGAGAAGCTATCGTTAAGTCAGCAGGAACTGTTCTTAAAGCAGCAAGAATTAGAGATCAAAAACAACGCGTTGCAGGTTGACGTGATGAAGGTGCAAGCCGATGCAGCCGGGAAAGCAAACGACCAAGAGATTAAGAAGGAACACAATCGTATGCAGTCACTACTCGATCTGCAGCGTATAGAACTTGAGCGCATGGCAACACGGTTAAGCGAGACCGAAAAGCTACTCGAGGAGCGTAGGTTATCGCAGCAGCAGGAATTAGAAGTTATGCGGATGCAGTTTGCAAGCCAGCAAACATTACTACAAGCGCAGATGAAGGCGGCGGAAGGTGGAAGCAATCAACAGCCGGTGACGATAAACAACATCATACCAAAGCCAAGCCGCCGAGTAGGTACTATTGGCGTAGATGAGATGGGCAATACAACACTATCCGTCGATAACATCGAGGAGTAGATAGATGGCTGATAACGTTACCGTTTCAAACAGCCCAGTAAGTAGCAACGCCGACATCCCGGTACGCTCCATTGATAAGGGTGGCGAACAGATACAGGTGGTTGCGGTTGATTATGGCGGTGCGGGAGCCGAGGATCTAACCGTTCCCGATTTTGCGACAGAAACAACGCTCGCAAGTATCAACAGTCAGATAGCAAGCGGCATTACCGCAACGGTTGCAAGTGACGTGCTAGGAACGGCGGTCACTGGGAGCCGAAACAACGAAGTTGAGATAAGTTTTTTTACGGCGTTCAACAGCGACGTTATCACAAACACAACCGCCAGCGGTGGTAGTGCTACGATTACCGGCGGTCACGCGCGTTACAGAACAGGCGCAAACGCAACAGGTGCGGCAAAGGGTGTCAGCGTTTACAGTTGTAAATACAGACCAGCACACGAGCAATATGTGTTTTTTACCGCGGCATTTACGACCGGCGTTGCTAACAGCTATCAACGCATAGGATTATACGACACCAACAACGGTTTTTTTATCGGTTACGAAGGCACAAGTTTCGGCGTAACGCTTAGAACAGGCGCAAGCGATACAAC